GCCAAGATATACTAGCGATATAGAAGCAAAAAAAATAGGAAGTTATCCACTAGATTATAACTTTTTAAATATTAAACCTCACTATCTAATTGGTATGAGTGTACCACCTTTAATGACAAAAAGAATAGCGGTAGAAATATATAATCAATGGTTAAGTAAGTTATGAAAAAATGTAAACATTGTAAAGAACAATTCACTCCTTACAATTCACTACAAAAATATTGCTTTAAAGAAGAATGTAGAACAGTATGGATAGAAAGCGAAAAGGCTAAACAATGGCAAAAGAAGAAAGCAAAGATTAAACAGGATTTAATGACTGTTCAGGATTACATTAAGATAGCACAGCAAGTTTTTAACAAGTACATAAGACTAAGGGATAAAGGAAACAAATGTATAAGTTGTAATAAGACACCTTTAAAAGAGAACGGCGGACATTTTTTTAATGCTAATAATCACTGGAACGTAAGATTCGATGAAGATAACGTACACTTACAATGTGAATACTGTAATACATACTTATCAGGTAATCTAATCAATTATAGAACTAACTTAATAGCAAAGATAGGGATTGAAAGATACAATGAATTAGAAGCAAAATCTAATGTTACACGAAAGTTTACAGTTGGGGAACTAAAAGAAATTATTAACGAGTATAAAAAAAAGATAAAAGATATTTGATATATAATAAAAATATTATATCTTTGTAACAAATAAATTAATTATGAAAGAAAAGACAATGATTTTTAAGTTTGATTCAGAAGATGAGAAACTGATGAAAGAAGTAATGAAAAAGGGAGTTATCAATAATATTGATGTATCCAACAAGACAAAGATTTTAAAGTTAGCGTTAAAGTTAGCAAGTAAGTAACAAAAAATTATGTGATTATGGAGAAACTAGTAAAAATTCAAAGTGAGTTAAAAGCACCTAAAAACCAATTCAATTCATTTGGTAAATATAATTATCGTAGTTGCGAGGATATACTAGAAGCAGTTAAACCTTTGTTGTTAAAATATAATTGTTCATTAGTAATAACAGATGAAGTAAAAGAAGTTTTAGGATTTATTTATGTAGAAGCAACTGCATTAATTAAAGATAATGAAACAAACACTCAAATAGGAGTAACTGCACAAGCAGGAATAGAGCCAAATAAAAAAGGTATGGACATTAGTCAGTCATTTGGTAGTTCATCTTCTTATGCTAGAAAATACGCTTTAAATGGTTTATTCTTAATAGACGATACAAAGGATAGTGATGCAACAAATAAACACGGTAAAGAAGAAAATAAAGTAGAAGAAAAACCAAAGATGCACCAATTAACAAGTGACAATATAAAGTCAATTATTGCTAAAGGTACACAGCAAGAAGTATTAGACCAAATAGGTAAAAAGTATATGGCTACTACTATACAAATTAAACAATTAATGGATTCAATTAAAAACAAATAATTATGAGTAATTACGACATTGACAGAGAAAGAGAAGAGTATGAGTATAATAATAATACTCAACCGGACAAACTAGAAGTTATTAAGAAAGTAGGAGTCCCAAACGTAACATTAATAATTAACGGTATAGTTAACGATGTTGAAATAGGTAGAGTTAATCCTTTAGATGCTTTCGCTATCTTTAAGAAAATGGAAACTATCTTTAATGAAGCAAAGAAACAGATTGATGCACTAGCAATAGATGAAGCAGAACACTACGGCTTAAGTACGTTTTCACATAATGGACAAAAGTTTGAAGTAAGAAATGGAGCAACTAGATATTCATTTAAAGGTATCAAAGAATGGGAAGAAGCTAACGATAATTTAAAGTCTATTGAAGAGAAATACAAACTAGCTTATAAGAATAGGCAAATGAATTTAAGTTCATTAGATGAAACAACAGGGGAGTTATTAGAGTTACCAACAGTAACAACAAGTAAAAGTAGTTTAATAGTTAAAAATAAATAAAATATGAGTGCATTAATAGACTTATCAATTAAAGGAAAAGACGGAAAATATACTAACTATACAATTAGTATAAGTGACGAAACAAATCAATGGGGACAAAATGTAACTATGTATCTTAGACAAACAAAAGAAGAACGAGATGCAAAGCAACCAAAGAAATACGTAGGTAATGGCAGGGTTTTGTGGAACTCAGGAACTATTGTTAATGCAGTACCTAACGATGCTAGAGTAGAACATAAAGAAAGTAATGTAGAAGAAAGCGACGGATTACCGTTTTAAATAAAACTAAGCACCCTACTAAGAATAAATATTAACATTTATTAAACGCTTAAACGGTAGGGTGTTTTTTTATAACGTTTTGCAACTAAGTGATGAAGCGTCTTGGATATGTACGTTCGCTTTATCTCTTAATTGCTGTTATATGCCGTTTTTTACACTCCGAGTTACTCCGAGTTTGTATCTCGGAGTCAAAATTTAAAAATAAATAAAATGAAAAAAATTTACTTTCAACCTCCAGGAATTAAGCAAGAATATTGTGAAGCTGGTATGATTTCAGAAACAGATAAAGATTATATTTGGTATTTAGATGAGCCTTGTAAAATACTAATTAGTGAGGTTAAAATAATCCCAAAAGAAAATGTAATTTATAATAAAAAAAGTCGGTCTTATCGGGTTATTTCGTCAAATGGCATATAACGAGTAATAAGAAAACGTTTTAATGTTTCTTATGTAATGTTATTAAATTTTAAAAGATATGAAGAAAAAAGTTAAATGTATAGTTGACCACGAAACTACATACCTGAAGTATAAACATAACTATGAAGTACAATCAGAAGATAATAACTGGTATTACTTTCAATTTGGAGATAAAACAGTTAAATATCCTAAAACTTATTTTATAGAGTTATGATTGAAACTAAAAGATGCTTCAAATGTAAAAGAGTAAAACCTTTATTCTTATTCATTAAACAGCCTAAAGGTGCATATATGAGAGAATCAGAGAAAGGTGTTAGTATCAACTGTAAAAGATGTGTGTTAAAAAGTTACGACGGTAGTCTATTAGAAACATACATAGATGAAAGAGGTAGAAGAAACTTCAGACGAAACTACATGACAAAATTACAAGCAATTAAAAAGATATATTTATGAAAGTAAGAGCAACAGAAACAAACGAATCTACAACTCAAGGAAAATATTATGAAGTTGTTGAAGAAAAAGATGACTATTACGTAATAATAGATGATGATAAAGAAAAATGTGCTTTATTTAAATACAGATTTGAACCAATAGGAAAAAATAATCACTACGATAATACAAATGGAAGTCTTTATAAATTTGCTCAAGACCATAAGTTAAATGCATGGGAATTTGATGTGATTAAAAGGATAGTAAGATGCAGAAAGAAAGGTCAATGGTTAAGTGATATTGACAAAACAATAAAAGTATTAGAATTGTATAAACAAGAATATAGAGAAGATGAAAGATAAAATAATAGACTGGGCAAATGAAAGAGGTTTAATAAAAGAAGAAAACGCACCTAAACAAATAATTAAACTTCAAGAGGAAGTTGGAGAATTATGTAGTGCATTTCTAAAACAAAACGATTTAGAGATATATGATGCAATAGGAGACATACAAGTAGTTTTAATAATACTTTGTGAACAATTAGATATAGACTACGAAAAAGCATTAGAAAGTGCCTACAACGTAATAAAAAACAGGAAAGGCAAAACAATAAACGGTACATTCATTAAAGAGGTTAACTAATAGTTAGCCTTTTTTTTATAATTTTATTACAAAATGATTACATCCTAATCAAAAAAATGATTATATTTACGTCGTGAAAACATTACAAGAAATAGCACAAGGACACGAAAACTATTTAAACATAGTTAGCACATTTGGTGGTTACGTAAATAAAGAAGATGTTGTTCAAGAAATGTACATTAGAATCTATGACCACTTACAAAAATACCCAGACAAAGAAATAAATCTATTTTACATTTGGACAACCTTACGAAACATATACTTTAACATATACAAAGAAGATTGTAAGCATTGCGACCTAGATATTAAAGAGTTTAAAAAAGTTCAGACAAGCGAATGTAACAAACTAAAAGAACAAAAGTTAATATGTATTGAAAACGCAATTAACAACAAACTAGAAGAGCTACATTACTTTGATAAAATGCTATTCAAGATATACACAACAACAGGCAAATCTTTAAGAACCTTATCCGACGAAATGAATATAAGTGTAAGAACATTACATTGGTCAATAAAGAAAACAAAAGAATACTTAAACAACGAAATAGGAGAAGATTACCAGGATTATAAAAACAACGATTTAGAGTTAATATGAAAAAAGTAAGTGTTAAGAAACATATTAAAGTAGGTTCAATTATTGAAATACCATGTGGTTATATATATAAAGTAATAGAATTACAAGAAAGAAAATTCAAATGTTTATTAATAAATTATCTATCAGAAAATAGATACTATCAAGAGTTTTATTACAATATAGATATGAAAGTATATAACGAAACTATTAAAAATTATTAAAATGGAAGAGAATAAACCAAAACAAACAAGAAAAAGAAAACCTAGAAGCAAAGGACTAGGTGATACAGTAGAAAAGATTACAACAGCAACAGGAATAAAAGCATTAGTTAAATTTGCATTCGGTGATGACTGTAATTGCGACAAAAGAAAAGAATTTCTAAACAAAAAGTTTCCTTACTTTAAACCAAACTGTTTAACAGAAACAGAATACAACTACTTAACAAAGTTCTTTGAAGTTAAAAAATTATCTATTAGACCAACAGAACAAAATGAACTGTTAAAAATCTACAATAGAGTATTAAACCAAAAACAAGAACCAACTAATTGTAGTGACTGCTGGAGAGATATAATCAACAAAATTAAAACGGTTTACGATGCCTACGAAACTAACTGAAGTATTTGAATGGTATCAAGTAAAGATGTATATAGAAGAAGATTGCAAACTATATCATAAAGCATTCTTAATGTTATGTAACAATTAAAACTATGGCAAATAAACACAAAATAGAAAGCCCTGAAAAACTTTGGGAACTATTCCAAGAGTATAAAAAGAAAACTAAATCTAATCCTATACTTAAACATACATTTGTAGGTAAAGAAGGTAGAAGTGAATATAGCGAACTTGAAAGACCTTTGACTATTGAAGGTTTTGAAAATTATGTTGCAGACTTAGGAATAATAGGAGATTTATCACATTACTTTGCTAACACAAATAATAGATATAGAAAATATTTAACCATCTGTACGCGTATAAGAAGAGAAGTTAGAGATGACCAAATTGCTGGAGGTATGGCTGGGATATATAATCCAAGTATCACGCAACGATTAAACAACCTAGTAGAAAGGCAACAAATAGAACACATTGAACAACCTTTATTTAGTGATGATGAAGAAGTAGATGAGTGATTTTAAGTTAACAACAGTAATAAAAAAGATACGCAAACTAAAAAAGTTTGTTAAGGGAATACAAGGGGGTACTTCAGCAGGTAAAACTTTTGGAATACTCCCTGTTCTAATTAATATTGCTGCTAAAAATTCTAATACTGAAATCTCAATAGTTGCTGAATCAATACCACATTTAAAGCGTGGTGCTATGAAAGACTTTAAAAAGATAATGATAGCAACAGGAAGGTATTTAGACCAACGTTGGAATGCTTCAGATTTTAAATATGTTTTCGCAAATGGAAGTGTAATAGAATTCTTTAGTGCTGATAATGATGCAAAGTTAAGAGGTGCTAGACGTGATTACCTTTATATGAATGAGTGTAACAACATGACTTTTCATGCTTACACAGAATTAGCATCTAGAACAAAGAAAGGAGTTTATTTAGACTGGAATCCAGTTAACGAGTTTTGGTTTCATTCAGAGTTGCAAGGTGATGACGATGTTGACTTTTTAATAGTTAATTATTTAGATAATGAAGCGTGTCCTGAAAGTGCTTTAAACTTTATTTTAAAAGCAAAAGAAAAAGCAAAGACTTCTAACTATTGGGATAACTGGTATCGTGTTTATGGATTAGGTGAGATAGGTAATTTAGAGGGTGTAATATTTAACAACTGGAAAACTATTGAT